CCACCTGAGCCACTGCACCACCAGCCTTGCCCCTGAGCCACCTGAGCCAGTGGAGGGGGGGGCAGGTGTGATCGTGATGCGCGTGATGCATTAGCCATTCACCAAATCTCAGAAAACATGAAAAATGAGTTACAAAAGATTCTTTTATACAGTACAAGCTATTGACAACAATTAATACAGTGATACAATCAGAAACATGGATACACTCGATATACCAACATGGTTGGATGTGGGGTTCACCGAACCACTACACTGCGAACCACTACATGACAGCACAATTAATGCGCTGTCACATTGTCACGTAAAGACCACCACAACAAACCCCGAACAACCTATGGTATTAGATCGTTTTGAAGTAATGTTCGAGCGATTACTTGAAGCATTGGCAGAAGGCACTTCATTGGTAGATTATGTTGAAGAATACTATTCAGCAGATATTGCCAACACCACAGGCACACCTATCACACCTGGTCAATATCGCAAATGGATATATGCCGATAAAGAGCGTATCAAGCGTTTTGAAGATTCTATGGAGTTATTTTCATTGGCATTGGCAGATCAGAATGTACGAATCAGTGATGGTAAGAACCCCGACGGCACTATGTCGATGAACGATACAGCGAGATCAACTTTACAAGTGAAGACGAGAAAAGATTATATGGTCGCATTTAACAAGAAACGGTTTGGTGCAGATCAACCTTTTATTCCTAGTGGTTTTGGTGCAGGTGGGATTACAATCAACTTAGGTAATGTCAAGTCACCTTATCTGGTTGAGAATGATATTGTTACGATTGAGAACAATGAGTGAACTAAACTTCGACATGCTCAAATGGCAACATGTAGTTTATGCCAGTAAAGCCCGATTCAAAGTGGTCGTAGCAGGGCGACGATGTGGTAAGACCCGTAAGGCTGCTATTGTAAGTATTCTCAAGGCGTTGGAGTGTCCAGTGAAGGATGCTGGTGTGTTATACGCTGCACCGACACTTGGTATGGCTAGAACATTGATGTGGGATTTATTACTCGACATTGGCAAACCCGTTATTGCGAAAGCGAATATCAACAGTTCCGAGGTTACGTTGATTAACGGTGTAAAGATATTTATCCGTGGCGCTGATAACCCTGATAGCTTGCGCGGTATGAAGTTATTTTATGCTGTACTTGACGAGTCTAAGGATTTTAAACCTGGTCTATGGGAAATGGTTATTCGCCCTGCTCTCTCTGATATGGAGGGGGGTGCATTATTGATTGGTACTCCTGAGCCTGGTGAGACTGAGTTTCGTTCACAGTATGACCGTGGGCAATCTGGCGAAGACCCTGAGTGGGAGAGTTGGCAATTTACAACAGCTGACAATGAGTTGATTAACCCTAAAGAGATTGAGTCTGCTCGTAGGTCTATGAGTACCTTTGCTTTCAACCAAGAGTATATGGCTAGTTTCGATACAATGGGTGCGAACATCTTTAAGGAAGAATGGTTTAAGTATGGTGAAGAACCGCGAGAAGGTGATTATTACATAGCAGTCGATCTTGCAGGTTTTGAAGCAGTTGATAATCCGAACAGTAAGAAGCAGCTTGATGACACATCTATTGCGGTAGTTAAGATTACGCATGATGGTCAATGGTGGGTGAAGAAGATTGAAGCTGGTCGGTGGGATGTACGCGAGACAGCAGTTCGTATTCTTATGGCAATACGCACTTATCGCCCTATATCAGTTGGTATTGAGAAAGGTAGTCTTATGAGAGCAGTGATGCCTTATCTGACTGACTTGATGCGTAAGAACAATGTATATGTGCATGTTGAGCCGATCAGTACAAGTGGGAACAGTAAGACGAATAGAGTGGTGTATGCATTACAAGGTTTGTTTGAGCATGGTAGAATTACGCTTAATAAGATAGAAAATTGGACTAAGTTTAAAACACAGTTACTTATGTTCCCTTCCTCAAGGGTACATGATGATATGCCTGATTCGTTGTCAATGATTGCACATTTGTCTGTAACGAGTTATGCTAAGGGTCAAGACGATCAAGAGTATGAAGTAATTGACGACATTTGCGGATTTTAGAGGGTTAATAATGGACTACAACAACACTGGTAAAGTGGTGGACGGTGACGATTCACTTGATTCTGAGTTTCGTGAACCTAGTGCCAATGATAAGGCAATGGTAGAGTTCATCGTTGATTACACTGATGAATGGCGCGAATATCGTGAACAAAACTTTGAAGAAGATTGGAACAAATACGAGCGCATTTGGCGTGGTATTTGGGCTGCTGAGGATAAATCACGAACCAGTGAGCGCAGTAAGGTTATTTCACCAGCGACACAGCAAGCAATTGAGACACGACACGCTGAGATTATTGAGGGTATTTTTGGTCAAGGTCAGTTTTTTGACATTAAAGACGATATTGCCGATAAAACAGGTGCAGTTGACGTTGAACAGTTGAAAAAACAACTTAACGAAGATTTTGCACAAGATAAGATTCGTAAGTCATTCGATCAGATTGTTCTTTTAGGTGAGATATACGGTACTCATATCGGTGAATTGGTGTTAAGTGAGGTTGACTATTTCACACCATCGACTAAACCATTAGGAAACGGTCAAGCTGCTTTCGGTGTAAGTGAAAAATCACGTGTTGCCGTTAAATTAAATCCAATTAACCCTAAGAACTTCCTTTTTGACCCTAATGGTACGACTATTGAAGAATGTATGGGTGTTGCAATTGAGCGTTTTGTATCATTGCACAAGATTGAGGAAGGTATTGAGTCTGGTAAGTATCGCAAGGTCGATATTAGCTCTTGTTACGTTGATGATGACTCCATTGAACCAACTCAAGAAAATATACAATTCAAGAAAAACAAAGTAAAAACGCTAACTTATTATGGTTTAGCCCCTGCTGAGTATTTATTGAATGATGATGAAGAAGTACAAGAAATTGAGGGTATTTCTGAGAGTAAAAACGAGAATTACAAAAAATTGGTTGAGTGTGTGATCGTTATTGCTGATGGGAACATCTTGCTAAAGGCTGAGGAATCGCCTTATATGATGAAAGACCGCCCTATTCTGTTATCTCAAGCAGATACAGTACCAAACCGCTTATTAGGGCGTGGTACGTGCGAGAAGTCTTACAACATGCAAATGGCGGTAGATGGTTCAATGCGCTCTCACATGGATGCATTAGCACTAACAGTAGCCCCTATGGTGGCGATAGATGCCACACGATTGCCGCGTGGCGCAAAGTTTGAAGTGAAGCCAGGTAAACCATTTATGACAAATGGCGCACCTAATGAGATTATTTACCCTTTCAAATTTGGTACAAATGATGGTCAAGCGATGCAAACAAGTAAAGAATTTGAACGTATGCTCTTAATGGCAACTGGTACAATTGATTCTAATGGTGGGGTAAGTCAAGTGTCGCGTGATGCAAGTGGTTTAGATATGGCAACTGCGACACTTATTAAGAAGTACAAGCGTACTTTGACGAACATTCAAGAGGATTTCATTATTCCGTTCGTGCAGAAGTGTGCATGGCGTTATATGCAGTTTGACCCTGAGCGTTACCCTTCTGTTGATGTGAAATATGTGCCAACTGCAACACTTGGTATTCTTGCGCGTGAGTATGAGCAGAAGCAACTGGCATTCTTGATTCAAACATTGGGTGCACAATCACCATTAACACCAATACTAATGCAAGGCGTCTTGAAAAACTCCTCATTGTCGAATCGTGAGCAGATGTTAGAGGAAATGCAAAAACAATCACAACCTAACCCACAAGCGCAACAAGCTGAACAAATGGAAATGATAAATGCGCAGAAAGACCTACAAGCTAAAGATGTTGAAATTGCTAAGACACAAGCGCAAACCCAACAAATTGTAGTTGATACTCAAAATGCACCTAAATTGATTGAAGCTAAACTTGTGGCAGCGTTATCTAACAACCTTCAAAATGGTGATGAAGATAAGAGTTTTAATAGACGTGTTGAAATTGCAGAATTGGCATTGAAAGAACGAGATATCGATTCTAATGAAGAAATTGCCAAAATGCAGAATAGGTCGAAGGTTGAAGGATTATGATAGACCAAACACTTCAAAAATACTACGAAGATCGTTTATCCATGATGTCAAGTCAAGGATGGAAGGATTTAATGGATGATTTAGAAACTATGAAAAGTTCAACTGATACATTAAGTGGAGTCACTCCTGAAAATGTGAGATTTAAACAAGGTGAATTGAGTATTATTAACTGGTTACTAAACATTCAAGATACAAGTGAAGCATCATATGAGGAATTAAAAAATGGCTAGATCGTTACGCGACTTTAAATGTGAAGCATGTGAAAAGATCGTAGAAAAATATATAGATGTTGAAACCACCCAATCCCAATGTGATTGTGGTGGCACGTCGAATCGCATTATCGGTACACCAATGGTGCGATTAGAGGGTATTTCTGGTGATTTTCCCGATGCTCATGCTAAATGGGCTAGGATTCGAGAAGATAATGCCAAAATTAAGGCGAGAAGGGGTTGACAACCTTTTTAAATTAATGGTATAAAACAACAAACCCCTGTGATCTCTTTAGATGATGGGAATTTATAAATGGTTAAGAGGTTAAACCTGCGACCCATAAAAGGAAAGTATCATGGCTGAAATACAAGAGTTTGAAGAAGATTCAGGTTCATTTGATTCATTAGGTGAGTTGGAAGTTGTCGAAAAACAAGTCGATCAACATATCGAACAACCAAAAACAGATGACGATCTTCCCCGTCAATTCCGTGGAAAGAGTATCAAGGAGATTGCAGATTATGCAGCCCTTACAGAACGGAGTCTTAGTAAGCAAGGTCAAGAACTTGGAGAAGTTCGAAGATTAGCTGATGATCTATTGAGGGAACAACTTGTAAGGAAGTCGGAAACAGTCAAAACTGAGGATATTGATTTTTTTCAAGACCCTGAAGGTGCAGTAAATAAAGCAATTGAAAACAACCCTAGATTGGTAGCAGCAGAAAACCATTTCAAAGAGTTGCAGATTGAACGAACTAGAAAAGCATTGATGGATAAGCATCCTGACGTTGGAAATGTGATGCAAGACCCTGAATTTTCAAAATGGATTAATTCTAGTAAAATTCGTACCAATTTGTTTCAACACGCTGAAAATTACGACCTTGACGCGGCAGACGAGTTGCTTTCAACCTATAAAGAGTTGAGAAAGACACGTCAACCGCAAGAACCTGTTGATAACAATGTTGAACGATCTTCTAATCTTCGTTCCGCTTCTGTTGATACTGGTGGTTCTGGTGAAATTACAAAAAAGGTATACCGCAGGGCTGACTTAATAAATCTTAAAATAAAACAACCTAATCGATACGATGCAATGTCTGATGAAATTATGAAGGCTTATGCTGAGGGTCGGGTTAGATAATACTATTTCACTTAATGGAGTAACATCATGGCTTTAGGCACAAATCAAGTAACAACAACGATAGCTGGCAATTTCATTCCTGAAATGTGGTCAGATGAAGTAATTGCTGTATATAAACAAAAACTCGTACTTGGCAACTTAGTTTCCAAGATTTCATTCAAAGGTAAAAAGGGCGATACGCTTCATATCCCTGTACCATCAAGAGGTGATGCGACGGCTAAGGCAGCAAACACACAGGTTAACTTACTTGCTTCAACAAATGCTGTTGTTGACATTTTGATTGATAAGCATTTTGAGTATAGTAAGCTATACGAAGATATTGCCGAAATGCAAGCATTATCATCTATGCGTAAGTTCTACACAGAAGATGCTGGTTATGCTTTAGCTAAACGTATTGATCGTGACTTACATTTGCTAGGTGCAGGTTTCAATGCAGGTAGTATTGCAGGTGCTACTAACTTATACGAAAAAGGTGTTCTAGGTGGCGATGGTTCTACAGTATTTTCAGGCGCAACCCCTGGCAATGGTACTGCAATGACTGATGCTGGTTTGCGTAAAGCAATTCAAACATTGGAAGATAACGATATGAACTCAAGTGAGTTGAATTTGATTATCCCCCCAGTAGAAGCGTCGGTGTTACGTGGTATTTCACGATTCACTGAGCAAGCATTTGTCGGCAATGGTGATACTTTGAAAACTGGTCGTTTAGGTAATTTATATGGTGTGGAAGTATTTACAACATCTAATTGCCCATTCATTCATGTGAACAGTGTCACTTCAACACAATCTGTTACATTCTCTGCAACTGCTCCTACAGGTGCTTCTTACACTGATGAATTTGGTTTGGTTGTTGATTGGTCAACATCTTCACCTACATCCACAAAGTATCGTGCTTGTATGTTGATGCATAAAGATGCAATGGCTCATGCTGAACAAATGTCCATTCGTAGTCAATCACAGTATAAGCAAGAGTATTTAGGTACACTTGTTACTTCTGATTGCGTATATGGTGTCAAAGAATTAAGGGATTATGCTGGATTGGCGATTATAGTTCCTGCTTAATAAAACCGCCCCCTTGTAATGAGGGGGCATTTTCCAACTAATTAAGGGGAAGCGTTATGGCTTTTACTACAGCAACAGTTGCTCGTATCGAGCAAGGTAATAAACAGTTTCAAGGCATGTTTTCAGAAATGTGGGCTGCAACATTAACAGTTGACCCTTCATCTATAGCAGCAGCAGGTGAAGATATTGCGACTTTCGCAGTACCTGGTGTTGTATTGGGTGATATGGTAATCAGTTATAGCGCAGGGGTTAACCAAACAGTTGACGCTGACATTAATGTTTGGGTATCTGCCGCGGATGTTTTATCTATTCGTATTTCAAATCTTCACGCTAGTTCTGCTCTTGATTTAGCTACTTCCACATGGAAGGTTGTTATTGGCAGACCTGCATTCTAATGGTTACCTTTCGATGCAAACGGTCAGGAAATACTGTATCATT